GTTAGTTATTTATTAATTTTAAGCACCAGGTGTTTCAACCTCGAGCTCCTCTTCACTTTCAATTTCAACATCAGTATCTAATTCTGCTTCAGTCTCTGGTTCATCCAGATTTACATCATTGTCAAATACTGAAGCTGCCACTTGAGGTCTAATATTTTGGATCTTATCTGCACTCTTGGCATATAATATATCCTTAATCTTATCACTAATTTGCGAAGGAGATTCGTCATCTGCCAGCAAATCCATTAATTCATCCATATCTAAAAGTAATAAAAAAACTTTGTAGGGTTATTTATATCTCCCCACCCTTGGGAGGTTCTATCTTTTTCTCCTTTGGTTCAGGATCTATAGGATTAGCTCCCATATCTCCCTCAATTTGAGGAGCTGCTGGTTCCAAAGGCATTCCAGTTTCAGGATCAACAGGTGCATTTGGATCTGGAATTACTCCATCAGCAATTTCTTTCTTAATCTGCTTATCTTGATCAATAATTTCTTGATCAGTCTGTCTAAGAACAGTCCTTCTTATATAATCAGCAGAATAATACTTACCAACATAAGGTTCTGCTGCACCAGCAAGATTAAGTCTTTCTTGCATAAGTTCAGAATCCTTAAGTTCAGCAAAGTGATTATCATAAAGATAATCATATTGAATATGATCTTCCATTACATCCCAGTCTTCTGGGGTTATAACGTTCTTTAAAATAAGTTGAGTCTTTAGTATATCGCTAAACAAATGAGAGAATCTCTTTCTCATTCTACCTACAAATTTACTAAATTTAACCTCATCCCTTAAAATTTCAGAAGATCTTCCTAAATTGAATCCACCTTCTCCACCAACTCTAGTTTCTGGTACATTTAATGATCTATAAAGCTTCTTCTGGAAGTAATTAATGTCTGTAATTTCTCCAAGATTTTGACCGCCTGGAAGGGTGGTGATCTCAGTTCCCCTACCCCCTTCTCTTCTAGGAAGCCAAAAGTCTTCCATCATAGACATAAACTTCTTATCATCACGAATTTCACCAGTAGCAGCGTCATAAACAAGTTTATTTCTATAACGCATCATTACATCACGCAGATATTGTTCTGCTTTAACTTTAGGTAAGTTACCTACATCAATGTAAAAAATTCTTCTTTCTGGTGCTCTTGATAATCTATAAATTACTAAACTATCCTCAATCATCATTAATTGATTGAGAGGTTTAATTGCTTTATGTAACCAAGAAAGAGTATTACCTTTATTTCTATCTACTAATCCAGAAGTACAATAAGCAACAGAATCACGAGTCATCTTAATACCTTTTGCTGGATTTCCACCAGAAGAAGTATAAGTTTGTCCAGTATTTGCTCCTTGAGGAGTATAGATGAAATATTCTTCAATATCTGGGAAATTATATGCCTTTACATCTTCTCTTGCCATCATCCCATTGCCAGGTTTTTCCTTTTTAATCTGACGTATGAAACGCATTTTAGCGGCATCAATATATCTTAACTCCTGAATACCATCATGAGGAGCTTTTTGATCTATAACCTTATTATAATAGAGTTTCCCATCAATATACCAATTCCTAAAAATTTCATGGGATTTTTTATCAAAATCCAAAAGTTCACAAATAAAACTAAATTCCTCTCTTATCTTCTTCTTAATACCATCACTAGCATTTAAATTTTCAAGATCTATTTGTATAGGGCTATCATTTGTATCAGATACAATTGCCTCATTAACAATATCCTCAATAGCACTATCACATTCTGGATAGAGAGCCATTTGACGATATCTTCTCAATAAATCATTTTCAGTTCTATATACTCCTTCAATGTCTACATACGAACCAAAAAACCCGGAACTTACGTAATGATCCGATCCATCCTGGTTATTAGGAGGGATCGGAGAAATTACGCCGGGTGGTGTCTTTTCTGTATCTTCAATAGAGAAACCAAATAATCTCGCCATGTCAATATTACTACTAGAAGTTTATCCTTCTAGTATTTATCAAGAAATTAATACCTCTCCTGAACCACCACTTGATTGTAATGAATTACCAATTGTGAAGTACTGAACCTGGAATGTTACATCGAATTCTTCAGGAGTATCAGTAGTATCATAACTTAGGGGAATTTCAGCAACCGAAGTGGGGAAGATGTCATAGAACTTATAAGTTCTAAGAATAGAAGATTCTGCTCCATCATTAGAACCAGAAGCAACTCCTGCTCCTCTTCCTAACTGTTGAACATAAGCATCAGACATATAAGAAGATGGGTTGCTAACACCAGTAGCATCATCCAACTTACTCATAGCATTTGCCCAAGTTTCAAAGGCAGTTCTTATTCTAAAATCTTCATCATTAATAACTGAAACTGTCCAAGGATCAAAGGTCCTATCTCCAGCTACATGCAAGACTCTTCCTCTAAAAGGAATAGTTACATCTCCTATATTTGAAGCAGGGAGTGTTGCTGCTTTACATAAAAATTTGAAGACTCCATTTTCTCCATCATCACCTGAACCCCATGCTCCAGATACTGAAGATGGGAAGGTAGGAATTGAGACTTCAAATAAATTGGGCCGGGCAGCGCCACCTGCCAGCTTTGCTTTAAATTGTGAAAGTGTTCTTGTTTCTGCCATTAGTTGGTTCCTCCTATGTTATTTAATAAAATCAAACAGTTCCTACAACTTCTTCGAATGCAACACCAGTTCTGGTGGCAACGAAGGTCAAAGTGACATAGTTAATAGATTTAGTTGGCTTCAAGTAAATGTCAGCTCTGAACTCATTATTATCAATAACATCAGGGGTGTTATTGGTTTCATCACAAACTACCAAGAAGTCATATAGACCTCTCTTAGCTTGTACATCCCTTAGATAAGGTTCAACAATGTTCACAAAGTTCGACCTAGTATTTACATCATTTAGTTCGAACAACTGAGCATTTGCTGCACCTTCAAGTGATTGCTCCACTGTAAGGAATAGTCTTCTAACATTGATTCTATCAAATGCAGATGCATATCCCAAACCAGTCTTATCTCCAAAGAGCATAATACCAATACCCTTTTGATTGATAATTGGATTAACTCTTGCAGAATAAAGAAGATCTCTTTGATCTTTATTTGGAGTGTAAGCTAGTTTAACAGCATTATTCAGAACTCCTCTTTGCTGACCAGCAGGTGAGAACCAAGGATATGCATTAATTCCTGTTCTTACCATTAGTCCAGCAACGTCTCCATTACATGGGATCCAACGGAATTCATTATTAAATCTATCATACATGTACTTATAACCACTATCAAATACACCATAGGATGAGGAAGAAAGTGGAGCAAAGTACTTCAACAGATTATTTGTTGCTGTTGTTGTATTTGAAACATTAACAACATTTGATCTGTGAGGTGAAATGCAAGCAACGCAATCTTTTCTATCACCTGCTATAGAAAGCAGTAGATTTGCTTTTGCCTGTGTTTCAGCTTCTAAGGTTAAACCAGGACCCATAATCAAGAAATCTACTGCAACATCATCCTTGTTAGAGAACTTGTTGTAAGATGTCATTAAATTACCAAGAGTGGCTTTCATTCCACCACCAGATTGATAATTCTCACCACCTCCTAGTGTATAGGAAACATTACCAAGGCTACTAAATGTAACACCTTGAGCATTGAGTCCCCATAATCCATCTCCAGTAGTGACAGGAGTATAAGTTCCTGTGAAACCATCTGCTTTAGGAGATGTCAACCAATAAGCATCAGCAGCTTGAGAAGGATTATATCCAGCCCATAGTTGGGATGAATTATCTACCAAATAATCCTTATAATATGTCTTCTTACCAGACTCTCCATCAGCAACTGTATCTTTTGCTTTAGAGAGGAAGGTATGCTTCTCAAGGATATTACCTTGAATACCTGTGATGTCTCCAGTATCATCCACAACAACAATGTGTAGTGAATCATTTTTACCTTGTCTACTTGAGACATAATTGCTTGTAACAGGCTTAGAAGCAATTGATTTCCAATAAACTGTAGAGTTAGTTAATCCTAGAGTTTGCTGATCATACCAATCAACTGCAGTTGCTGCAGTACGAGATTGACCAGTTGCTCCTCCACCTCCAGTATTAATACCAGAGTTATTAACTAAGAAAACTGTATCAGATGCCTCTATAGATCGAGATGAATCACTTTCTTTATAGGAAATTGCGGCTTCTGTGGATCCACCTCCAACTGTTTCTACTCTAGAAACAATCTTCACATCTATTGAACTGGCACTTCCAGATGCATCAGTAGAAACACCTGTGATAATACCTTTTAGATATCCATTAAAGAGTGTAGTTGATCCAGCTCCAGGGAGTACAACATCTGAAATTGCTGTGGTAACACCATATCCAATTACCATTCCAGCAGCACTAGGGTTAGTAGTAGCAATGCCAATTGTCTGGTCAGCAGCATTATCAATGAAGCAGACCTTCATTGTGTTTGCCCAAGTACCAGGGTTCTTAGCACCATAATAGAAATTGGTGGCATTAACCTCATTTGCTTCATAGTCATCCTTGTTTTCTATCAACAAAGATGAAGTTGATGCAATACCTACACCAGCATTAGCATTGTTTAGACTGTCGCCACTTGTTCTAACAACTTTTAGAACTCCTCCATAACTCAAGAAAGATGAAGCAGTCATCCAATATTCGTATTGGCCATCAGAAGAAAGAGGCTTTCCAAATGTATCAATGAATTGTTGTGAAGTTTGAATATCTGTAACTTCATTTACAGGTCCAATTTTAAAAGGACCGGCAATAGCACCAATGTTGTCTAATACATTCTCAGCTCTTCCGACTGTTAAATCAACTTCCCTGATTAATACACCAGGAGATAATTGAGGAGTCGCCATGTTATTTTCCCCTAAAGTCTCAGTTTATCTAAGAAATATTTATTAAAAACAGCATTTACATGTAGTCCCACATATAAGATCTATCTCCATA